GGAAAAGTTTTATTGATCAAGGCGGCTGGAAAGGCAAGCGCCCTCAAAACGATACACGCAAGAAAGAAAAATCAAAATGACATGTCGTATCAATTATCAAAAAAACAGATAATAAAGGAAATTGTTACTTGCGGAAAAGATCCAATATATTTTCTTAATAATTACGCAAAAATTTCTCATCCACTACATGGAAGCATTCCATTTAAAACTTACGATTTTCAAACACAATTATTAAAAGATTTTAACGATTACCGATTCAACGTAATTCTCAAAGCCCGCCAGTTAGGTATTTCAACCATTACCGCGGGCTACATTGTTTGGATGATGTTATTTCATAAAGATAAAAATATTCTTGTTATGGCAACAAAATTTAGCACTGCTGGCAATCTGGTTAAAAAAGTCAAAAGCATCATGAAGAACTTGCCGCCGTGGTTGGTTATATCAGACATTGAAATTGATAATAGAACATCTTTTGAATTAACAAATGGTTCGCAAATTAAAGCCTCTTCGACAACAGCAGACGCCGGCCGTTCTGAGGCTTTGTCACTATTGGTTCTCGACGAGGCCGCACATATTGATGGCTTAGAAGATTTGTGGACCGGCTTATATCCTACGCTCTCGACCGGCGGCCGCTGCATTGCTTTGTCAACACCAAAGGGTGTTGGAAACTGGTTTCATAAGACCTATGTTGAAGCAGAACAAAATACAAATGATTTTTATCCAACACGTTTAGTCTGGGATGCACATCCAGATCGCGACTTGGAGTGGTTTGAAAAAGAGACGCGCAACATGTCCCGCAGACAGATCGCGCAAGAGCTTGAGTGCAATTTCAATACATCAGGAGACACCGTTATACATCCAGATAATATCAAACAAATATTTAATATTATTTGTGATCCTAAGCATAAAACAGGGTTTGATCGCAATTTTTGGATTTGGGAAGAATACGATGCAAATTATTCATATTTGCTTGTAGCTGATGTTGCTCGTGGCGATGGGCAAGATTATTCTGTATTCCATGTTATTAAAGTTGAAACAATGGAAGTTGTCGGAGAGTATCAAGGAAAGCTGGCACCAGATATGTTTGCAAATGTGTTAAATGAAGTTGGAAAAGAATATGGCGAATGTATGCTTGTTGTTGAAAATAATAGTATTGGGCACACAGTTTTAACTAAATTATCAGAGATGAATTATCCCAATATTTATCATTCAATTAAATCAACACACGAATATATTGATCAGTATCAAGCGGAGAATGTGAATAGTGCCATAGCTGGATTTACAAACTCATCTAAAACTAGGCCGCTAATAGTTGCAAAATTAGAAGAATTCATAAGAAATAAACTAATTACCATATATTCATCAAGATTGGCCAATGAACTAAAAACATTTATTTGGCACAATGGAAAGCCACAGGCTATGCGAGGTTACAATGATGATTTGGTTATGGCTTTGGCTATCGGATGTTGGATAAGAGATACAGCACTACAAGTCAATCAAAGGAATCTAGAATATAAGAGGGCGTTTTTAGGATCTATGATATATACAAACACTTCATTTGAAACAACTATTCCGGGTATGATGGGACACAAAAATAAAAACTCTTTA